CGTCATTGCAGTCTCCACCGGGGCTGTCGAGATTGAGCGTGAGGTTTTTCACCTTGCCAACGGCGCGCAGTTGCTCGGCAAATTCCTTTGCGGAAATTCCCCACATTCCGATTTCGTCGAAAATATCCACGACGCATTCGGAGTCGGATTTAGCGGTGATGGAATACCAGTTCTTTTTCATGCTTCTTTTTTCTTGGGTGGTTCGTCGTCGTCGTCATCCGGCTCGTCTTTGTCCGGTGGAGTCATCGGCCCCTTGGTGGTCGCCGTCTCGATGCCGAATTTCTCCATCAGCATGTTGCTCTCTGCGATCTCGGTCAACGTCTGCTCGAGGTCGGTGCCTTGCTCATCGTGGATGGCTTGCAGGCTGGTGAATTTGTTGGCGAGGTCTTGCGCCTTTGCGACGCCTTCCTTCACGGCGTCCACGCCTGCCCATCGGCGGCCTGTGAATTTCACCGCGTTGAACTTGCGAAACTTCGCCACCGGCAACGGCACCGCGCCCATGATGAGCGCCATCTTTAGCCATTCGGAAAAGATGCGCCGCTCCGCTGTGGAGATGTCCCATTCTTGCAGCATCATCCATTGCGCGGTGATGCTCAGTCTTTCAAGTCGGCCCGCGCTGAAATTGATCTCGGAGTAGTTCTGGCCGAGCGTCGAAAATTGCGCGGCTGGAAGGCCCGCGCACATTTCGCGCAGGCTCTCGTTGCGGAAGCTGCCCGTCGCCGGATTCGGATTGTTCGGGTTGAACTCCTTGGCGCGCACGCCGGGAGGCAGGCCGTGCATTCCGCCAGGGTTCATTTCCAGCGAGAACTTTTTCATGATGTCGGGGTCTGGCTGCGCTGCCGCCATGCCATCCGGCCCGATCAGATCCGTCTCGAAAAAGACATTGGAGCACGCGCCGACGCGAGCGGATACAACCGCAGCTTCCATCCATTTCGCGAGCTGGCGCGCGTTGCTCATGATCGGCGTCGTCCACGGCACCGGGCGCGTCACGTCCGCGTCGTCGTCAAACTTGGCGTAGTGAATGATGTCCTCGGCTGGAATGCGCGTGCAGTTTTCCTCGCCGCCTTGCATGAACGGCATGGGCGCGTAGCCTCCCCATTGGCTCGCGGTCGCCTTGACGAAGTGATACGCCACCGGGACGGGTGCCGCTCCGCTGTCGTCATACTCGATGCCGAATCGCACGGGGTTGCCAGTCGCAGCGCATTTGCCGGTGAAGTAGTAGCTGCACCACTCCGCGTTAATGTGCTGAATCTTGAAGCCGAATGGCTGATAGCGCGCATCGCGGACGAGCCGGATAAAATGCTCGCCGTCGCGCGCGGCGGATTTCAATCGAAGCTGACGGGATTCGTTGTAGCTGAGTCGTCCAGTGACGGTGCAATTTTCGCGCAACTGCCATTCGCGAAACTTCCGCTCGATAAGTTGGCAGGCGAACACGTCCATTTCGCCGACCTGTATCGTGGCCTTGCCTTTGACTTCGCGGAAAAGTTTTTTTGCGGATGGTTTTTTGCCGGTCGTCCTTTCGATGTAGGCTGCAATCTGCGCTCGCCGTTCCGTCTCCGCGCGAAGTGTCGCCTTTTCCAGCGGCGTGTAAATCACGCGATCTTCCTCTTCCTTAATCATCATGCGGATCGTGTAGCCATTCGGCCCGATGACGTTCGCGCAGAGGTCTTGAAAGTAGCCGATGACGTAGGGGTTTTCCCGCGCAAGGTTGCGCGAATACGCGCGGAGTTCCCAGTGGTTCCTGTAAATCTCCGCGTCAACTCCGATGCGGTTTACCTGCCAGTCAGGTGACAGCTTTTTCAACTGAGTAATCAGTTGCGTGTAGTCATTCCGCACCGTCGTTTCCGGCGCTGCGCTTTTTGTGGATTGCCAGAATTTCCAGTTCATCGAAAGTATGGTCGGATGGAACGTGACGGCGCATCACCGCGCAGACCTGCCGCTTCGTTTTTTTCTTCCGCGACAAGCGCCTTGAGGTTGCGCACCACGGCAATCATTTTCGGGATGTCAACGCTGGTGATGCTCTGCCCGTTGAAGTTCGTCGCCGCGTCGGGGTTGCCTGCCAGCAACAGGAGCGCCGCGTTCGCCGCGTCAAGCTGCTGCTGTGCGTTTGATTTCGTGAGCGTGCTGGCGGGATTCGCAAGCACGATGAAGTCGCCAGCCGCGCCGGTCGTCACGTCGCCGCTCGATGTCTGCGTTGCGCGGGCCTGCCATGTCCACGCGCCGACAAGCATCGCCGATGACTGCGCGGCGGTGATGGTGAAAAGGAAGTTGTCGCCGGTCGCTGTGCCAGCGCACGTCACCGCTGCGACTCCGGCTTGGTTCAAAATGAGCGTCGCCGTGTAGGTCGAGGCCGGGCATTCCGGTAGGCTGAGTTGCAGGCGCGTCGTGTCCCCCGACGTGATTGACTGCGGGAATATGGTGAGAAGCGGGAGCGCCATTGTTGGCGCTGCGTATAGCCGCACCGCGCCGGGGTTGCAAGCGCAAATGCCTAGGGTGATGTTTTCACAGCCACCCGCTCCGCGTCTGCGTGCCCTCAAAAATGGGGTAGTCAATCTCCGGCTTCGGCTTCGCGTTTGGCGTGCGCAGGGCTTCGGCGTCGTCGCGCATCGTCCGCTCAATTGTCTCGAAGTCCCATCGCGTGCGCCGGAACGCGGCGAGGTTGCCGACAAGCAAGTCCAGCGCTTCGTTGCGGTTGCCATCGGGGTTCTTGAACGTCTCCACATTCGCGCCGTTGATAATCTTGAACACGCTCACTTCGGATACGGTTTGCCGGATGAACTCGTCACCGTAGCATTTGCCGAAGTGCATGAAGCCGGGCGGCTTTTCCTTCGCGCCGTGCCAGCGCAGGCGTTCGTAAATCAGTGACTTCGCCGCCCATGTCCCGATGATGATGCCCTTGGCTGTCGTCTTGACGGTGCCCCATCTATTGTGGATTACGGATTGCCATTGCGGCGCGCCCTTGCTGATTCGCACCTTGCCAGTCACGCCCGGCACCGGGGTGTGATGGATTCGTTGCAGCATCGCAAGCGCCGGATCAACGCGCCATCCGCCGTCCACAAGCGCCATTGACAGTCGCAGCGGGACGCCGAGCGCGTGCGGAAATGTGCGCTGCTGATGCTTCGTCCATTCCTCCCATACTTCCGTGCGGTTTGTGTCGCCGAAAAGAACGAAGTGGCCGACGCCCCAACTCGTCTCGTCCTTCGCCCACGCGCGCCACTCCACCTCCAGCCGGTCGGCGTGCAGGTCGGTCATACTGGTGAGCACAAGCGCCTGCTCTGGCACAAGCACTGCGGCCTCGGTCGCGTAGTCTTCGCGCCCGTCGAGAATGGGCTGATACGGTGGTGGCGGCGTTTTCTCCGTGTCAGGGTTCCAAAGCTCGGCCCGCATTTCATTCACCCACACCTTTTTCACTTCGGGCTGCGCTGCCATCGCTGCTTCGTTCTCGGCGTGGAACTGATGGAGCTTGGACGTGTAGCCTTTCGCTTTGGGGAAAAGTGAGTTTGCACCGTTGATCCAGTAGCCGCGCACGCCGTTAAACGGTGCCGTGGGCTTCCATTGACCAGCCCCGACCATGCGCCGCCATTGCTTCTCGTCGTGCTCCGCGCCGCAACTTTCGCAGAGGTAGAAATGCAGCGGGTCGCTTTTTTTCACCACGGCTTTTATCTGCTCAAACTTGAGCCATTGCCCGTACCCGCACTTCCGGCATGGGCAGAACCATTTCCGCTGGTCGCTCCGGTCATACCACATCTCGATGTTGCTCCGATAAACCTTTGCGCCATCGGGCGTGATCTCGGCGGTGAAAGTGCCGGTGGACTCGATGATCTTGGTTGCCTCGAAGCCCTCAGTGCGTCCGAATAGCTTTGCGATTGGGTCGCCCTCGCCTTGGCTGCTCACAGGATATGCGTCCACTTCATGCGCTAGCACGATCTTCGCCGCCATGCCGCGCGTCTTGGATTTGCTGCCAGCGTTGATGATGTAGAGCGAGCCACCGTGAAACCGCTTATAGTCAATCGTGCGCCCGGTGTCGCGGCTCTTGCGCTCCACGAATACGCGCGTGAGCGAAGGCGTCGCTTCAATCATCGGCTCAATCACGTCACGCGAAAAGCGGTCGCTGCTGTCCTCGACCGGCCACATGCTGATAATGTTGCCGGGGTCATCGGTGACGGTGCGCCCGATGATGTTGCCGCACACGCCCTCGGTCTTTCCTGAGCGCCTAGCCATCCAAAGCACGATGACATTGACGGTCGGATCGTCCGCGGTGTCCATCGGCTCGACGCACCACGGCATCACCTCGTGCCGATAGGGGATGTCCTCGCCGTGCGTAAGCGGTGACTGGCCGGCGGCGATGCGGCGCTCCTGCGCGGCCCACACGCTCGGCTTGCGCACCTCTCGCAGATGCCATCCGGCCCATAGCGAATATGCGTCGCGCCGAGTCTGTTCGCGTATGCGAGAGAAGCTACTTGTCGGCAGGCTCATCGGCTGCGTCCTCCGCTGGCTTCTCCAGTTCCGGCAGCTTCAACTCGCGCAGCGCCTCGAACACGGATTCCTTCTGTGCCGTCGTGAGTGTCTTGAGTCGCGAGATCCGCGAGACGCCGTGCGCGATGGCGTCGGCGAAGTTGTTCAGATAGTCGCTTCGCAGGCAAAGCGTGCCCTCCATGCGTGCGCTTTCCATCTCGGCCATATCCGCCTCGGCTTTGAGCTTTCGCGACTTGTCTTCCTTGCTGCTCGCGCTGTGCCGGTCGCGCAGGCTGCGGATGTAGGCGACGTTGCACTTCACCGCAGCCCATGCGCCGTCTATCGGCTTCGGGATCGTGCCTGCGCGGGCGAGCACGTAAAGGTGTTCGCGCGTCACGTCGAGCAGTTGCGCGGTGCGTTCGGCGTTCCATTCGGCGGTTGTTGCGGGGCGGCTCATGGTTTTTCTCCGATGTATTCAAACGATGCGCTAATGCGCTTGCTCGAATTGCTTTTTGCAAATGCCTTAGCTTCTGGACTTGTTCGGCCTGGAATCGCAACGCGCCCAAATCTAGTAACTCTCCAAAGCGACGAGCGCGAGCGATGACGAATCATCGCCGGGTTGCTGCTGCTGGAAATGAAGCGCCAGCCTTCGCGCTTGTATTTCGCTGCGATGAACTCAGACAGACGATTGCCGATCCCGATGCCTTGGAAGTCCGGCAGGACAACCGTGCGATGTTCGCGCTTCATCTTCGCGCAGGACGGATGCGGGAAGTGAATCACGGAACAGAAGCCAACAGGACGCTTGCGCCACATCGCAACGTAGCACTGCGCAGCCTGATGAATGTCGTGATTCAAATAGTGATGCTGCCTAAAGATTTGCCACATTGCGCGACTGCATTCGTGAATTTCGATTTCGATTTGAGGTCGTCGAAGTAAGCTCCACTCGAAACGATTCGTGCCACAATCGAACATCCAGTCCGGCTCAAGCCATTCTGCAATGTCGTGATGACAGGAAACCGCCACGAAGCGAAGCGCCTTGTTGCGTCTGATTGCTTTTGAAACTGCCGCACTTCCGATCTTCGCCACGTCACGATCAACGACCGACGTGAACTCGTCGAAGATCACGAAGTCCGATTCGCAAAGCGCGCGCGCCAAGTCCGCGCGAAACTTCTGCCCGTTGCTCAGACACGCATACGGCTTGAGCCAATGCGGAGGCGCGGAGAATCCCACCGCGTTGAGCGTCTGACAAACGGTCGTCGTCTCGACGGATTTCGGAAATGCGTCAATCATCGCGTCGCTTCCCCAGTCGAAATGCTGCGTGATTTGTTTTTCCGGCCAGAGCTTTTGAGCGAGTGAAGTTTTGCCGCTCGCGCTCGGTCCGACAATGAGCCCGATCTGCCAGTCGCGATCTTCAAACGGAAGCGCGGCCTGCATATCGTGTCGCACGGTCTCGGCTGAGAAGTCGAACATGCCGCGCACTTGCGCGACTCGAAACGAGTTTACGATCTTCGATTCGTTCAGAACGTGGACAGTCGGCATTGCTTGCCCTCCGTGATGAGTTGTTCGTAAATGCGCCGCTGTTCGGGTTCGTCTTTGCACTCGACGATCACTTCATGCGCGGAATGAATCGTTGCGCTTGCGTCGTCTGGCGGTGCCGCCGTCATCAGTTCCTCCAGCCCTACCGCGTCAAACCCGGTCAAGTCCATGTCGAAGTCGCCCGTGTCCAGTTCCTCTGCCAAGTCGCGCAGCATGGCGCGGTCTGCGTCGGCCAGTTCCGCGATGCGGTTGTCCGCGATGAGATGCGCCCATTCGTCCGCTTCGGTGGCGAAGTCCTGCTCGTCCACCGGCACCTCGGCAACCTGGAGCAGCCGGGCCGCTTCGAGCCTGCCGTGGCCGGTCACGATGAATCCGCTGCGCTTGCTGATGGTGATGGGTGCGCGCCAGCCTTGGTGCCGGATGATCTTGGCAAGCAATGCAACCTGCGTGTCGCCGTGCTTGTTCGGGTTGCGCGGATTCGGGATGAGGCTGGTCACGTCCGCGATGCCAAGGTGCGCGCAGTGGACGGGGATGCCGCTGGCAAGAGGTGGAGATTCTGGTGGTTTTGGTTTCATTATGGGTATTGTAACACGTCTGGTTTTTTGCGCTGACTACGTTTGGGCGGCACTTCGGAACCTGCCTTGAAGATTAACGTCTCATAAGAACCTAAAATGTTTTGCGCTCTAATCATGCAACACGCTCATTGCGAGTCCCCGGAAATGTTTTCACTTTGTCGCCTCCCTGCGCGCCTTCATCGCCGCCCGGCCCTTGGCAGCGTTGGCCTGCCTCGCGGCGATGCTGGCAGGCGTGAGCGTCTTGGGCTTGCCCTTGGCTTTGCGGCCAAGGGCTACGGCGTGCGGGTCTTTCATGGGTGATACGCTAGAGCGGTTGCGTGCGCGTGTCAAGCGCGGCCAATGCCGCGCGCGTATTGCTCCACGTGCTCGGCGTGCTCCTGCGCGTAGCCGGGGCAGCGTTTGAGTAGCCACAAGTGGCAGGCGAGGCGGATGTCATGCAGGTCTCGCCGTGTCGTTTGCTGGATACGGCGTCGCGCTCCTTCCAGCGGCTGCGGTAGTTGAGGTGGGTGTTTGCGCTATGGGTGCGGTTTCTCATTTTGGGGTGGGGCTAGCGGTTGAGTGTGCGGAGAAAGGCTTCGGCGCGTTGGGCGGCGGTGGCGAAAAACGCAGCGGTGATTGCAGTCATCGGCCCCGCTTCTGGATTGTGGTCGCGGCGAACGATTTCACAAA